TCATTTGAAATTACACTCCACCATGATTTCTGTCATCGCCGCCAAAAGGTTAATCTCTTGGTCGGCAACAAATGCTGATTGATACTGATACTTAGCAACAATGAGCACAGCAGCAGCAATGCTAGGGCCGTCCAAAACTTCGTAAAGAGCATCGTAAGTACGACGCAGAAGTACATTAGGATCATTGTCCAGATTAGAAACGATCCACTTACGAACTTCAGGGAAGTTCTTTTCCTTAAGGTTCTTAACAAGGTCATTTACCGCAACATCCGAGAACGACGCAAGAATCCCCGAATCAATCGTACCACCCACGGAGTATCGTTGACACTCGTTGAGGACTCGACGCCAGTCAGGGAAGTGCTTGTTGATAAGTTCGACAAGTACTTTTGTGTCGTACTGAATTCCTTCCCCGTCAAGGATTTCTTGAAGTCGAGTGAAGAAACCGTGGGCAATCTTTGGTCGCTCCTTTCCTTTGATTCCGAACTCAACGACGGTACAACGGGAATGAAGGGGTTCGAGGATTTTGTTTTTGTAGTTGCAGGTAAAGATGAACCTGCAGTTACCAGCAAACTCCTCAATAAATGCCCGTAGGCAGAGTTGTACATCGTTGGATGTGTTGTCTGCCTCATCAATGATGATGACTTTGTGTTTTGCAGTTGATGCAAGCGAAACGGTCGAAGCGAAGTTCTTCGCATTGTTTCGGACGGTATCCAAGAACCGCCCTTCATCGGATCCATTGATGACATAACAATCAACTCCCAGTTCGTTGCATAGTGCTTTGGCAACAGTGGTCTTACCAATACCAGGAGGACCAGCCAGAAGCATATTTGGAATCTCACCCCTATTTAGAAAGTCCTGAAACATTTTCTTGGTTGCTTCAGGAAGGATGCATTCCTCAATAGTTTTGGGACGATACTTCTCAACCCAAATAAAATCACTCATAATCATTCCAAAGGACGAACAAATTCATGTGAAACAATGTCAGTTGCCTTCAATTGTTCCTTCATATATTCTACACCATTTTCTGGTGTAGCGGTATCCCCACAAGTGAACACGTCACATACTGCCATGCCCTTTTCAGGCCATGTGTGGATACTAATGTGACTCTCAGCAAGCATAGCAATAGAAGTCACACCTTGAGGATCAAACTTATGAACTGCAAGATTTAAAAGAGTAGACTTACATTCCTTTGTCGCTCTGTACAAAAGCATTCTAATAAACTCTTTATCATCAAGGAGTTCAAATGGGCAACCTTTTAATGTAAAAAGGATATGTTTCATCGTTAGATCCAACTAGGTTTACGCTCAGGTTTACGAAGATAATTATCCTTGACCCAAGGTTTGGAAGCAATGTACCTTTTATATGCAGTAAAGGTATCAATGCTATCATCATATTTGAACTCATCTGGCATAGCGCGAGAAAAGTTCGTCGCCATAGAATAGCATACAATTGATTTGTCTGCTTTGCGATGAAATATTTTTTTTGCTTCAAATAGAGTTTTTGTGCAAGAATGCACTTTACCATATCGTACTCGATACTCACTTGCCAATGCACATCCGTGTTGAATCAACCAAGCAGTGTTGTAGTGATTCTCTCCCGCCCATTTAGTGGAAGGGTGATTGCGGAATGCTCCCTTTGTGGTTGCATAATATCCACCATCCTTTTTAGGAAGTGGTGCCCAATCATAATACCACTTAGAGAAAATGATAGAGAGCATTTGACAGCACTCTAGAGGCATTTTGACAATGTGTTTGTCAGGGAGAACCTTTGCCGAAAGATATGGCGAAGGGTCGGATGCGAAGATGTTCATGATGCAAGTTTACTAATACTGATAGCAAGTAGGAATGATAACATCATAACCACATCCCAAGACTTTGTACGAACAAAGTAAGGAATTGAAATAGAATCAGCAATCAAGTTTATAATGACTCCCGCAAGTACATTCACATGAAGGATTATGAAGTAGGCAACAATGACTCCAATGCTGCCTACAATCCTCATGTAAACATCAACCGAATGTGGAGTCGGGTTCGAGGGCGATAAAGTAGGTGAGGTTGTAGTTAGTATTGACAAATCGCGAGAGGAGTTTTTCCGAGATAACAACTTCATAGGTGCCAGGAAGAATTTTGATGTTCTCAACCTTGAAGTTGAGTGAGAATTCAGCATCAGTGGTTCCAACATTGATTGAATACTCGTTAGAGGTATCGTTCTTCTTGTCGCGAACAACCAGTTTGACTACACCTGCTTCACCAACAGCACACAGATCAGGCAGTTGATATACAGCAGATGCTTTCATCAGAGAAGCAAGTTGATCGCTGTCAAGACTGAAGCAAACATCTTCTGTTGGCAGAGCGATAGACTTCTCTGGAGGTGCAACAACAACACTAGGATCAGCGAAGAAGTATTTGGTCTTGCGATCTTTGCCCTCGCGAATCGTCAGGTTAGAGTCAGTAGTGAACTCAATCTGAGGATTAGCATAGAGTGAGACACCATTCAGAAACTGAACGAGATCGTAGATAGCAAAATCTTTCGGAAACTCTTCTTCAACCTCTGCCTCTGCAAGGATGTTCTTCATCACAGACATTGTGCGAAGTTTGTTGCCCTTCTTGAAGAGGATGGACTGGTTGATACCAGCAAAGTTCTTGAGCAGGTTGACAGTTTTTTCAGAAAGTTTCATAGGTTCCCTTAGTTTCATTATGAAGACCAGCAAAGTGGTACAGGAGAATGCAATAGTGAATTGCCTTCAAGATATCTTGCTTTGACTTACCGTTTTTCTTGCCAAAGCGAGACAAGTATTTGATTGCATTAGATCGACAGAATGGTTCTGCATCACCAATGCTCTCGATAAGGTCAAGAGTTTGAGTCTTGGATTGTTTGGATGTATAGTGGGCGTTGTATGTACTGGAAAGATACTCACGAATTTCTTTAAGTGTGAGATCTTCTTCGTACTGCCAGAATCCATTTCTTGCAAGAGCATCAAGATTCAAATTAATCTCATTACCCTCAAATGGATCCTCACGATTGGGATCATTGCGATCATATTCGTAATAATGTGAAGAGTGTTTAGTCATAAGTTCATCATACAATAGTGCCCAAGCATTAGTCATTATATCATTCAGCAGTGTTTGTGTCAACGCTATCTTCAGAAGGCATTACGAAGTCAGCATCAACTTTGTCATAAAGTTCCATGAATGCAGTTTTAGTTTCATCATCAAAACGAGCAGTACAAACATCGATTGCCTTACCTTTGTTACCAAAGATGCTGTATGCACGGATAATATGAACCAGGCGACGAGTAGAGATAATCTCTTCAATACCACCATCATAGAAAGTCTTGCGGATGATGTCTGCCCAGTCACAAAGGCGCTTGCAGAAATTTTCATCATTCACATTTACAGTCATGGCGACATTGTGGATGATCTTCATTTCCTGTGCAGGAGTTGGATACTCTTGCTCAAAGGTCACAGGAAAACGCTCCAGGAACGCTTCATTCAAGACATTAGTGCCGATGAAGCGTCCATCGTCAGAACCCTTGCCTTTAGTGTTGGCAGTGGCAATGACATTGAATCCTTCAGAAGGTTGAATGAACTTACCAATCTTCTTCAGGAAGACTCCTTTCCCTTCGAGTACTGATTGAAGGCAAAGAATCTTGTTGGAAGCCAGGTCAATCTCGTCAAGCAGTAGAACCGCACCGCGCTCCAAGGCTTCGATGACTGGACCATTGTGCCAAACGGTTTCACCATTGACGAGACGGAATCCACCAATGAGATCATCTTCATCTGTTTCAATAGTAATGTTTACACGGATAAGTTCCCGACCCAATTGAGCACATGCTTGTTCAACTGCGAAAGTCTTTCCGTTACCAGAGAGACCCGTGATGAACGAAGGATAGAATAGACGGGACTGAATAATTTTTTTGAGATCTTTGAAATTACCAAAGTTGACGAAGGTATCATCTTTTTCAGGGATAAGGTTTTGTTCAATAGCAGGCATCGCTGCAGGAGCGTTGTAAGTGCGTTCGATGGTATCAACAGACTGTTGAGTTACTTCAAAGTTCCATTTACCACGACCAGTCTTGTAGTTAGCAATCTTATTGGTTACTGTCTGATAGTTGGCACCGTTCATCGCGCACCAGGCACGAATGTCGGCAGCAGTCACAGATTCCCCATAAGTGCTTTGCAATGCAGAGCAGATTTCAGAGGTGGAGAATGTCATGATGTGGTTTGGTTGTTTCAACTGAAGTTATTATACACAAAAAAGGGCACCCTATCGGTGCCCCCTGTGACACTTTTCAAAGTGTCCTATCAGTCTTCAGATAACTTGACTTCCTTTACGGGTGCCTTTGCTTTTGGTGCTGCCTTAGGAGCAGGCTTTGGTGCTGGAGCAGGTGCTGCTTCAGGAGCACCTTTACCAAGAAGTTCTCCGAATCTTGACATGGTTTTAATAATTACTTTCTTAGTTATTTATCAAGCAATAAGTTCAATAAACTCACTCAGAACCTTCTTGTTCATTTTTTTATTACGCAGACTCTTTGTGAATGCACTTTTAATCTGAGACTTGGTTGCATCATCCTTAACTTCAAACTCAGAATCTTGACTCATGGCAGATGCAGAGATACCAAAGTACCTATGATATCCAGAGTTTATGATAGAGAATGACTTGTTCTTCCTCCAATACTTGTGGATTTTTTGATAATCATTTTCTGTCTTGAAGTACATTCTCATGAATCCAGAGGCATCACGAGGAGCAAGAACACGAATACCAACGAAGTTAACACTTGGCATACGGTCGCGAAGAATGCGTAGCATGATATTGACATGCTCATACCAGTCAACATCCAAAGAATAGGTGTTACCAGTCTTTCTGTCTCGAATGAAAGAATTGTGGTTGAGACTATTCACACCAATGTATGGTTCATCAAAGCGAGAGTTATCGAACAATTTATGATACTTGAGTGGAGGTGCTTCACCATCACTCAGAATCACACACTGAACTTTCTCAACCCTGTGAGTATTCTTGAATTGAGGAATGATTTGATGGAGAGAGATCAATGCTTCATTCAGAGGAGTTCCCGAAAGTGACATTCCAACAGGACAGTTATACAGACACCTGTAAGGTCCAGAGAAGAATTTAGCAAGACGATAGATGTTCAGCATTTGTTCTTCCAGAACCTTTCCTTTGGTTGAACTGGTAAGGATGTTCATCATTGAGAAATACTCTCGAACTTGAACCAACCCATGCTTCTTCTCATATGAGAGATTCATATGTCCATTTGCATCCATTCGAGGATAATCACAGGTAAATGCATATACATCGAATGGAATACTGACCTTCTTACAGAACCAAATCAGATTGAACAGTTGCTTGACTGTATCAGTCATGACATCACACATGGATCCTGACCAATCAAGAACAAACACAAGACCATGATTCTTGCCGTTAGAAAATGTGGTTACTTTCCTAAACAGATCTTCATTGTACTTATAAGTATGCAGTTTGGTACAATCAAGCACACCAGTGCGAGCAGTCGTAGCACGAGCGTATGCACTAGCAGACTTACGGCATTCAAACTCCTTCACCAGATAGTTGACTTCTTTCTGAGCGTTGCGTTTGAACTCCTTGAACTCTGGATCAACTTCTTCAAATGCAGAAGAATCTGTACTCATCCACTCATCAGCACAACGCTGATGAATTTCTTCATTAGAAACGATTACTTTCTTAAGATCCAATGCAGGCAATTCTGCATAGACATTTTCAGGTCCATAATTAGTTGCAAGATCACGAAGACCCTCCTCAAGAGAACTCATGGTCTTCACATCTGGATCGAAGGTTTCCCCAGGAGAATGATCAGGTTGCTGCACAGATTCTTCGCCATCTAATCCTTCAGTTTCAGTCTGCTGAGAAGATGATTCAGTTCGATTCTCATCTTCAAACTCAGGTTCACTGTCCATTCCACCCTGAGGAAGATCAAATTGTTGATCACCTTGACCGTCTTGCTGACTCTGACCAGAAGTCTGCTCATGATTGTCAAACTTCACCTTAGACTCTTCTTCCTGCTTCTTCTTGCAGAAAGCGTAGAGATCCTCAGCAATATCAAGAACTTCTTCGAATGTTTCTGAATCTGCAATTCTTTTGACAAGAACAGACTCCTCAGCATCAAATTCAAGATCAATGAAGTTACCAATCTTGAAATATAGATTTGCTTTGTCTGCCAAATTGAAAGTAGAGATATCTTCATCCTCAATCTTGAAGAAATCTTCTTCAGACAATTCAGAGTATCCTTTGTAGAAGGTCTTAGCAAGACCAGGATACTTGCGTTTCATCAGTTTCTCAATGCGAGCATCTTCAACAACATTGACAAACTGTGGTGGAATCTTTCGTTCCTTGAACCAATCACTATCTGGAGTAAAGAGTGCATGACCAACTTCATGACCAACCAGAAGGTCATGAACAACCGAAGTTGCACGCTCCCAAGTTGGAAGAGTCAACACACGAGTATGCACATTGAAGCAAGCAGTCTCAACCTGCTTGTTCTCCACAACCAGATCTTCAGTCGCAAGCAGTTTTGCAAGTTGGGACTTGATCTCGTGATTGACAGACATTGCTTTGTTGCGTATGAGCGTATTATACAAAAGAACCCCGCCGCTTGGGCGAGGTTCTGTGACACTTTTTAAAGTGGTTCAATGCCTGGCGGCGAGATCTCAAAGCCTGGGGGCGCAAGCGCCTCTTCTGGCATTTCTTCGAATGGTGCTGCCAATTCGGTGTCGTTCCCATCTCCCTGTACTGAATGTAAGATATTTATTGTAGGGAACCATCCCAATTTACGCAACTCTGTAATGTCTGCAAGATTTTCCTGACGCTCTCCTGGCGTATCCTCTTTGACTGGAAGATGTCCCATACCCATCGCTTCTGCAAGTTCACGCACAGAAGTCAAGTCTCCACTACCAACAGAGATTGGTCCAGTAAAGTCAGAATATGCAAGACACTCGATGGCACTACACACATCCTTAACATGAATCCAGTCTCGTTTGTGGTTAGTAACATACTTTGCAGTCTTGTCCTGAAGCATACGATGCATCATATTTCTACGACTTCCTGGACCAAAAACTGTTGTGAATCTCATTCCAACTGAGTTAGGTGGTGCCATCTGCTCATTGATCCACTTCGTCATAGCATATGGATTTTCCCAGTACGCACCTTCTACTGCACTAGAAGAAGCGTAAAGAAGTCTGGTGTTCGTTTCTCTACACCAATCAAACAACTTCTTCGTCTTGAGTACATTATTTGTATAATACTTATTAGGATCCTCAATACTGTCTCTAATGTCTGCGTGTGCAGCAAGATGAATTACAAGATCATAGTCTCCACCTTCAAAATCTTCAACATCATCAGGACGGTCAATACCAGTTACATCATGATTTGCTTTCCAATGACTATAAACATGACTTCCAATGAACCCAACATGACCAGTAATCAATACTTTCATTCTCTCCTGGGAATTTCTTTAGTTATCTTATCATACTCCGATTTGATCTTAGCGTCAAGAACTGCTTTCTGACCTTTTATCTGCTGATTTTTATTTCTTGCTTCATCCAGACCATGATCCTTTGCACCCTTTGCCATTCTATCAGCAATAGTTCTCTTTAGTGCTTTTTGCCTCTCACCTTTAGGATTTGCTCTTGCTGCTGCCGCTGCTTTACGCTCTTCATCAGAACCAATCAAAGCATCAATGCCTGCCTTTGCTTTATCATCACGGCGCTCTTGTGCTGCTCTCTTTCTGTCTTCTCTTGCTTGACGCTTTTGTGCATCTGCCTTAGAGATTTTACCCCTCTGGATTGCCTTGCCACGAGGAGTTGCTTCAGATATAAAATCAGCAAAAGATTTCATTAGTCTTTTTTCTTTTATTTATCCTACGAAACCTTTTTGCTAAATCCTTTGACCTTATCAAATCTGATGATGTTATCAAACTTGTCAAGTAACTCATCAGTCTTGTGTGAAATAACAAATACATTTGCGTCACTCACAACATACTTGATAATCTTTGTGAAATAGTCTGTGCCAAATCCATCAAGTGAACTATCAAAGATCTCATCCAGAATCAAGAGATTGGTGCTTGCAGAGTTTTTCATCTTTGCAATCTCTCGCCAGGTGAAGAGGAGAGACAAGTCAATTCTCATCTTCTCCCCCTCACTAAATGATTCATAACTAAAATCTTCGTGGATGGGGGACTTCACCGTCTCTTTGAATT